TGAAATATTAAAGGAGGCCAAAACCCCTGTAAACACTGAAGCTATGAATGTTGGATCTATTTTCTGTTGTGGTATTCCTGGGATAGAAACATAATTTAATGTTAATATTGCCCCGGACCACCCAAGAACAATAATTTTTATGAGTGTAGTCGTGGTGTCATCCAATCCATCCTTAAATTTTTGAAGAGGGTTCCTCTTTTTTGGTTCGTTTGCTTGTGTCTCTGGCATGAAAGAATAACAACAATATTCTAAGATTACTGCAAAAGGATAAAAATGCCTCAAGAACTACTCGCAGCCTTGATAGGGGCAGCTATCTCTGGAGCGTTAATGGTTTTAGCTAATCGTTCCAGTAGAAGGCAGGGTGACATTCGTGAAATATTCCATCGTTTAAATGCTATAGAAAAGGATATTGCTAGATTGGAGGTAACTAAGAGGGATCCAAACGGATGGAGGAACAGATAGCAAGAGCCAAGGCCAGAATCGAAGAATTACGAAAACTAATTGAATACTGGGAGAATAAAAAATGAAGTGTTGGCACTGCGAAACTGAACTTAGTTGGATGAGCGATTCAACTTGTGAACTTAATGAGTTTAATTATGTAACTTTTCTTACTTGTCCTAAATGTGAATCCGATGTGGAGGTCTATCACAAGAGAGACGAAAATAGCAAAACCCCTTAGCGTCCTCTAAGAAACTAAGGGGTTCTGACTAACATCGCATCCCACTGCGTGTTTAATAATTTACTTGCATGTTGAGTAAATTACATAGATAACTTAGCGGCTTTTTTACTCTTATTCAACTCTTTTAATCTTTCTTGTTGTCGTCTTATTTCAAGGCAGTGTGAACAAAAACATAAATTAGTTTTCTGTTCCATAATCTTGGTAAGTTGAGTATTGGCTTAAAACACAAAACCTCCTTATGAAGAGAAGGAGGCTTTGCTGGATGGGGATCCAAGCCAAATGTAGCTGTTATATATAAGATTGTGAAGAGTAAGTCTAATTATGAGAAAACTAGCTAAACCTTTTCTACCTCTCCTTTACGCCTTTTTGCGTAGCGAAACAGGTAAAAAATTGTTACTGGATCTATTGAGATCAGCAGCAAAACAGACTACAAATACACTTGATGACGAGGCTGTAAACTTCCTTCAGTCAAGGTTATACCCAAAGTCCAATACGAATTTACAATGACAAGTTACGATCCAAAATGGTTAGAAGAGGACAAGCAAAGAATGATGGACATGGAACGTCTGTACGTTCTTGATGGTCGTCACCTACCTGACAATCCTATGCACGGCTTATACACTGGATTAGCAGCTAAACGAGAAGAATTAGATGGAGAACTTGGATGAACAATTTGTTCTGTTAGATCAACTAATGGAACCTCCTACTGTTGAACAAGAGTTAGAGTTAGAAAAGAAAATTTTATGGTTCACAAAAGGAGCCACCAAAGAACAATTAATAAGGCACTGTGAGGCAATAGAAAGAAACCACTTCCATCAATCACAATTCATTGCTAATTGTTTAAATGAAATTGCAAGATGCAAAGCTAAGATTGCTTGCTTAGAGAATCCTGTAAGACAACCTACATTTAAGAATTGGCTAAGGAAAGTTCTTGATCTATGAAGGAACGAATTTAGCTGTAGATCCTGTCTTTATCCATTTAACCTCGCTGTCTTCAATTGCAACTTCTGGGTATTGTATTGAGTACCAACGATGTTCACAATTAGGACACCATCTACGTCTAATAGTAACTCCATCTTTTGCACGTTTAGTGCAAACAACTCTAGTCCTAACGTAAGCGCACTTAGGACATGCGGCTTGAATTTTATTAACCATTTAAGGAGCTGGAACGAGTATGTGTTGTGCGTGTTCCGATCGCCTACGGTCAGGCCATTTCACTTCGTAGTAATAACAAATTCGATCTCTCTTGTTGTACTTCTCTATAACCTTAAGAATGGTTCCTCTGTTTGATTCTGTTTTAAGGAAAACGCCTGTATTCCTTTTTTTATTGACTTGATCATTAATCTTGAATTTCGGTGTAGACATTGTTGCGTTGTAAATAAAGTTGTACTAATTTTTTTTTGCTGCAATGAGCATTTGACTCGGCTAGTGATCTTAACTCTCTACTTGGCAGGTCTAAAAGGAATTTTTTAAATCCTTCATACGGTTTAGGACTTCTGTAAACAAATAACGATCCAATTGCGTTAAGGAAACTCTTCATCGGTGTCAATAAAGCCTTTAGACTTCGATTGAGTAGATCTTATTAGCTTTGCTAACGCTCTGCCATCACTTCTATTCCTGACAACCTGATCCCACTCAAGTTGATCTTTTTTTTCTGCTTCAGAATAAGCTTCTGATCCTACTTCTGTTTCTAGAAAAGAATAAATAATATCTCTTAAGACATCAGACCTTTTCTTTTGAACCTTTTCAACGTAACTAGCTAACAATTCTCCACGATGAGGTTCGAGGAGGATATTTATATGTTTTCGTTTCTTCCCAGGATAATCACCTCTATCTTGCATTTTTCAAAAACAGATTATAATAATACTATCAGATTATCAAAGAAGTCCATTTAATTCTGCTACTTCTAACGAATTATCTAAAGGCTCAAGGAACCAATCAATAGATTCATTTTCGTTTATATAAAGAAGAATAGAAGAACGACTTAGTGTCCTTAAGTCTTCTACAGGATAAATAAAGGAGGCTGAACACTTTCCATGTGTCCATTGCTCTGGTTCGTATAGTGTTGCTGGAAATGCCAAAACAGCATCCGATACTTCAGCTTCTACTGTCAGGATCTCAGTATCAGGATCGTATTCAAAAGAATAGAGTTCGTGAACAGTAGACATTTTAGAGATGAGTTAATTGTTCTATCAGGATAGCGTAGAAGGAATATATAGTCAACTCACGCACGGGGGGATATATCCAAATGTGTCCCAAAGTAGGAGATCCCGTTCCAGTACTAGATTTAAGGGTGGGACAAGTGTATGGGACAACTACAATGTGTCCCATTCATTCATTCGATGGGACACTTTTGCTGTGTCCCATGCTTGTGTCCCATACCTAATCCCGTTCCAACACTGGAGTTTGAGGAGATGGGACACTTTCTTGAACCTCTCCCCGTGCGAGGACAGCTTTATATTTCACTGGATCGTTAGAAACTACTTCGATTAATCCTCTCTTAGCTAAACGCTGAACAGATTTTCTTATTGCAGGTGGATGTCCCTGTATAACTGGATCGTCTACTAGGTCATTAGTAGTTCTTGTCTTTGGATATATAACTCTCATTCGTTGTAGGACTCTTCCTGTTACAGAAGTAGGTGTTGGTTCGGATTCAACTTCAGGCGTGTGATCAGCAATTGTAAAGCTCAAATCATCTTGCATCTGCATTAAGAGTTGAGTACCCATTCTTCCTTGACGAGATTTTTCAATTGTGATCAGGCGACTAAACTTACCGATTCTGGAAGCTTCTTCTTCTGAAGGTTTAGATAATGCCCATGTTTCATCAACTGCATCCCTAATAGCAGAAGTTCCTCTAAAACCACCATTCTTATTAGCGTGATGAATAATCAGGATTGTTGTTTTAGGGAAGAGATTTCCATTATTTCGAGTGAGCCAATATAGCGGAGTTGCAAAATCAGATTTGTTTTCGTCAAAAGCCTTACCACCGCTACAACCAATCAAAGAGTCAACAATGACTAGCTTTGGTTCGTAATCTCTCATTAACTGAACGAACTGTGCATATCTTTGTAGCTGCCAGTCAGTCAGGATCTTTGTATTTTTATTGATTGGATAATCAACTTCTTCAAGCTGTTCCCGTAGCTGCGTTAACGGCTGATCTCCATTCAAGATAAGAACTGGCCCTTTCTTTATTGGAACGAGACTTCCTCTGACTACAAAAGGAGTTCCACTAGAAACATGTTTTGCAAGAGTCCAAGCACTCATAGACTTACCGTCACCACCAGCTCCATATATCAAAACAACAGATGGACTAGGTAGTAGATCAGGAATCAAATATTCACGTTTGATGTCCATCTTCATTAGCTGTTCTGCATCGAAAACTCCTTTTTGATTTTCATAGGCAAGTTGGTCAACAATAATTTTTTCTATTGCTGATTGATCTCTGTAACCAGATTGAAGAGCTAAGGCATTGAGTTTGTAATTGACCTCTGCTGGATTATCTAGATCAAGAATGTTTTTGGCACGTTTTACAACTTCATCAAAGTCAAGAACCGTAGCCCTGATCTCTTGTACCTGTTTTTCTTCTGCTGCTTTAACAATTTTGGCGATGTCTTCAGGAAATCGCTTCCTCTTTGGATCTTCTCTATCTGCTAACCAAATTAAAGTTCCTAATCCAACGCCAGTGCCTTTGAAGGAATACCAAGGTTCAGTACAAGGATTGTGATGATCATCAGCATTATTCCATTCATTAGAATAATCAGGATCTTGTGCAGACCAGCTAGACCACAAAGCTAAACCCATATCGTTAGGTAGAGCAGAGTTAATCGCCATCCCGATCTGAATCCATTGTTCTCTACTACCAGCTCCCTTATGTGGAATAACGCTTAAGCAGTCACCAACAATTTGAACAATTTCATCACCAGTTCTATCGGAGAAATCAAGGTCTTTTCTATTCTGGTTCGTTCTTGGTGGAGCCTTCATCTCTGCTATTAGCCACGCAGGAGCGTCTGGAATAGCGTTCAGATCTCCTTTAAGCAGATAATGTCCTTCTGGAGTGTTAGTTCTCTTGTGTCCTGGGTAAACACCCATAAGAACACCTTGTCTTCCCCAAAGGATTTCATAGTCTCCACCATCTTCTTGTCTTAAACCATGACCTTTGACTGATCCCCATAATTCTTCAGGCAGTCTGAATATATATTTAGCTGCATTCTTCTTTGGACTTGTTATTTGTGGAGCGTCATCAAGTGTATTGCCCCAACCTTGTAAAAGTTTTTGATGATTTTTATCAACATCAAGAATGACAATGCCTTTTCCTCTGATACCAGTAAATAGACCAACTGCCTGAAGGTCAGGATTCTTTTTTAAAGCAAGTGCTACATCAGCAGGGCCAAATTCTCTTTCATAACTTTCTTCGAGAGGATTTTTACCTGTTGCTGGCTTCCCTGAAAGCATCAGAGAGTTTTTCCTATAGATTGGAGCGTAAACCAATCCCTCTACTAAAGAGTTTGCGAGCTGTTCAGTGTTCATCTAATATTTGAGTAGAAGTCATTCCAATGCTCTTGATCTTAGTCGAGATCACGGGCATTTTTTATTTTAAGCATGGTTGCATAAATAACGTCAAGGGCTTATCATGTTAATATGCAAAAAACAACTTTTGCATTAACTTCGATTTTAACCTTTCATTTTTAACAGCTAATTTCCTTATGAAATTCTCAGCAGTAGCAGACAAAGAGTATCAAAAAGCTCTTGACGAACCAGATAAGACTTCTTCTGGTGACAGGTATTTCAGACCTAATCAAATTGAGAACAACCAAGAAGTTGAGTTCATTGTTTTAGATGAAGATCCTCTAGAGTATTGGCAAGTTTTTGGTGAGCATATTAGTGACGGTACTAAGAAGCCATTCAGATTTCCCCTTGTTGGAGAAGCACCTTCTGATGAAGATATTCTTAAAGAACTAGGTGGCGAATATCGTAGAACAAAAGTTCAATACGATAATGACAAGCTTGGTTTGAAAGCCAATATTTCTGATAGTCCAGCAACTCATTGTTACGTTTGGCCTATTTGGAATCTAGAAGCTAAATGTGTTCAGATCTTTGAAGTAAGTCAACCTAGTATCTTCAAGCAGATCAAGAAAGAGACTGGATTAAAGAAGTATCGTAAGGGTATTGGTTTAAGTTCAGACTTTAGTTGCACCTTGCATAAAGTAAAAGAAGGATTTACTAAATATACATTTAACATCATTGATAGAGATGATGATCTAGATACAGACTCAATAGAAAAGGAGTGGGATACTGTTGTTGAGAACGGATTTGATGTTACTTTGCTAGTAGCAGGTTTAGATCCATTCAATCCTGAATAGGTCTAATATATATATTTGGGTCTATTGCATAAGGTTTCATGATAACCCCTTATGAGTAATCAACTGCCCGTTCTCTAACGATTACATTTGTGGCAAGAGGATGTTTTGCAGGAAGTGGATTTGCACAATTCATTTCCTGCCTCAAGGAGAACAGAAAAGGGTTGTGATAGAGCAGCAGGGAAGCCGTCTAAAATAGAACCTTGTCAAGTTGGTTCCAATAGGCCCATTATTTTTCATTCATCAATCATGGCATTTACAGGAAACGTAACGGCAGCAGATGTTCCACCGATCAAGAAACTCCATTCATTTTTATTATCTGAATCTGGAACGCAGAGCCGTAAGGTTAAATACTGGGGTTTAACAAAAGAAGAAGCTTATTCTAGAGCTAAGAAATCACACCCAGAAAAAAACATTCTTTGGTTGAAAGAATTGATATGACTTCAGTTAGAACGATTGCCGCTATTCCTTGTACTTATCATGGGATCAAATTTAGATCAAGATTAGAAGCTCGTTGGGCTATGTTTTTTCATGGGTTAGGTTTGCATTGGGAGTATGAGCCTGAAGGATTTTTCTTAGGTAAGGATGGAGAATATGATTCTGACTTAATGTATCTACCTGATTTTTTAGTGATAACTCCTCAAGGTAAAGATATGTGGTATGAAATAAAGCCTATAAATATTACTGAAGATGAAAAGTTTACAAAATTCTGTCATTTACTTCATAAACCGAAAAACAAAAAAGAAGAAAAAGAGCCGTGGCTTGTTGAGACTGTAAGGGTAATGTTACTTTCGGGACAACCTAAAGATGTTCTAAAAAAACATATTATTTGTCCGAGGTGTGGACATTTTGTCAAAGAAGACTTTGGGATTCTTACAGATTCGATTTACTGCGGGGACTGTGATAGGGAGACTCCTTCTGGAGCGAATCATGAGCTTGAGAAAAATAGTGTTCTAAGAACTCCATGTCTTCAGCATAAAGGGGATATTCTTATAGGTCACGGTGCTAGAGGAGTAGAAGATGATTATAGAGCGTTCGAGAAATTTCATAGTCGGTATTGGGATATTGCAGATGCTTGCAGAAGGTATCGTTTTCATCAGGATCACACCTTGAAGTAAATACAAGTAAATACATCATTGCGATGTCACAGTGATGATATACAATAAAATACCCGAAGCAAATTGGCGTTTGCTTCAGGTCTATACTCACAACCCTCTTAAATCATGAGTGAACTCACTTTATACGATCTTCAAAAAAAATATGAAGACGTAGAAATATGCCTTGAATTTGTAGATCCCGCATTAGCAGAGATATATCTTGCTGCTAATTTCGAGAATAATAGAAACACTTCAGACAAAGCATTACAGGAATTAACCTCTGAGATGAGATCTGGAAGATTTACTCTTTCAGACAGTGCTATTTGCTTTGATGAAGAAGGAGAACTTGTTAATGGTCAACATCGTTTGAAATCTATTATTCGATCTAAAACCATTCAACCTCTAGTTGTTATCAGGAACATGCCTGATGAAAGCAAGCTTATTTTAGATGTAGGAAGAATAAGGAGGATGGATGATCGGATAACTATTTCAGGAACTCATATCACCATTAAATATTGTTCTGCTGTAAGACATGCAATGTCTAGATGTCAGTCATTGACAAGTCTTGGTACGACTGAGTTTTCAAAGCCAAGGCATGATGAAGAAGTTAAAAATCTATTTAAAGCTCATAAACAATTCTTTGATAAATTAACTGAATTAAATTTCGGTTCAATTAGTGCTTTCTGGATCGCATCAGCGTTAAAGATATATGTCCAGATGGAGAACAATAAAAATGACTCAAGGAAGAGAAACCCTTATTTACACAAGATGGATTCTCTTGATAGAGCGATACATTGGCTGAATATCACAACGACTGGGATGGCAGGAACACTTGATGGGTTTCCTCAAGTCATTAAACCTGAAGATCGTGCAGCTCAACTTATTTGGAAATCTAAGAATGATCGTTTAAACAAAGCAAATAAGAAATGGTCTGATGCTTACGCATGGGGATTAACTGTATCTGCTGCATATCATTTTATGATGGGAACATCTCCTACTTATGTTAAGAGCGTAGTAGAAGATCCATTTGCTAATTTCCGTAAAGCAAAGCCTACAAATAAGCTTGGTTTCGGACAATGAATAAAATGCACCGTTTAACCATACAGATCAGAGCAGATCAGTATAAGTATCTAAAGGAAGACTCTCAAGAGGGTCGTTCTATCTCTCATGTTGTGAGAGTTGCATTAGATAACTGGATTAATTTGCAAGAAGCAGTTGGAGCAGAGCAGTTTGAACGATATAGAGAATATGTAGTTAGTGATCTAAAAAAGGAGCTATTTTATGACAAAAAACACCATTCATGATAATTTAATTATGGGAGAGAGTACCTAATGAAGCCAGTAGTTGAAGAGCGTCAGGATCTACTGGCTTCTCTCAGGTCTAGTTCATTGGAGCGTGACGACTCCAATGAATTACGGACATATAAAGATACAGAAGGGAATATATATTATTCAGTGACTACGATACTGAGTAATACAGTTCCCGAAGCTAAGAGGCGTTCACTAGAGAATTGGAAATCCCGTCCAGGGAGTGCTGATGAACTAGAGCTTGCATGTAACAGAGGGACAATTAGTCATGAGCATTGTGAGTATGTACTCAAGGTTGGATCAAAGATCAACAGGAACATCTGCAATGCTAGAAACTGCTGGAAGTTTTACGAAGATGGCTTGGCTCGAGGCCCAAAAGCGATTACAACGAAGTGCATCAAGACAGCGAAGGAAAGAGCAAGTAAAGTCCATTGGACAGCTAGAAAATATGCGACAAATCTGGCCGATTGGATAGAGGAGAATGTAGCAGCTATTCATGCAAGTGAATTTTCCATTCATAATGATGTTGGATATGCTGGTCAGTCAGATGCATTAATTGATTACAAGAAGAATGGAAATTTATGTATATTAGATTTCAAGACAAGTGGATCAAGCAAACCAAAACCAGACGCATGGTTAGATGACTACCGATTGCAATTGAGTGCGTATGCGTGGGGATTGGAGCGTATGACGGGTATTAAAGTAGGAAGTGGGTTAATTGTTATAGCAAGAGAGAACGGTCTACAGGAGGTACAAATGAACACATTAGAATTAGCAGGAGGCCGTCTATTGTTTGAAGAGAGGTTGAATCAGTTTAAGGAAGAGAATTTGCCATTCATCAAAAAAAGCCATTCATGATAAATATTATTAGTGATGATTAGTCATTGGTTCGTGAAAAAATAATATTGAAGAAAAAAAAATAAAATAAAAAAAATATATAAAAAAGAATAAAAAAAAAGTTCTAAAAAAATAGAACTTTTTATTTTTATATAATTGAGAATTTAAAGATTAAAAAATTTCAAAAGTGAAGGAAGATCAGTTTTAAAATCTTCTGGCTGTTCTTGATTAAGTTTTCGCATTTCTGCTCTAGTCTCTTCCAGTTGAGAATTTATCTCATTGCTTATTTTGACTAGAGAATGGCACTTATCAGAGAGAGCTTTGATTCTTGCAGCATTTACTAGAATAGTTGCATATTCTAGATTGATTTTGTTTGAGTCTGTCATTTTAGGAATGAATTGAGGACAATTAAATTATCAATTATTTTTAGATAAAAAATAATTTTTACGTGCGAAAGACGAAAATCATAAACCGTCATGCCATTTAGTACCGAAAGAAGCCATCATTTCTTGATCTGATGGTTCGGTATAATCTTCATGGTTAAAATTTAATGTAATCGTTTTAGTACGATTAAATTTTCCACCAAAAGTCTGTTGATCTTTGACTGTAAAATTATCACAAGGGCAAAGATCTAACCATTCTTCAAAGGCTTGATTAATGTTCATAATTAATAAGCAATGTAAGGGAAATAATGTTCTGGATCGGTACTATTATTAGGACTATGAGTGTCTAAAATAGTAACCTTCAAACCACTAACGCCAGATCTTTTTAAGATCTGAGCTAATGCTTCTTGTGTATAAGCATTAGGATGCTCAACACGAATTAAGAAATCAGTTTGTTTCATAATTCCGATAGGTAATTTGGTGTTTGAATTTGGAAAGAAGGCTAGCGTAATGTTTCTGAGCTTTTATGTAACCTTCTGGATCGTTTTGCGGATCAACGGCCCACATGATGTCTTCAGCCTTCTCCAGAAGCTCTAAAGGATGCATAGCTTGATATCTATTATCTTGATTAGCTTTTTCAGTACTGAAGTTTCTATGGGCCTCTCTATACCATTCGTAAGAAGTAGTTTGAGATACTCCTAATTCTTGAAGCTCACTTGTAATCGTTTTACGAATATTATTGTCTTTATTATTGCCTAATTTGGAATTAGTTAATAAAGCAGTTTCAACATGTTCAATACCTTCTATTTTATCCATTGGCACAATCCTCACAAAAAGAAAGTTTTTGAGTAAGACGAAAAGGAAAAGCATTACTTTCGTCAAAGACACCAGTGGAAGAAAGACATTGACCTTTTGGATCGCTTAAAATGGTCTTAGATTTAGAACCATACAAGCTAAGTCTTGAAATAGTCTTTTTACAGCTATGACAAGTTCTTTCTTTGAGAGATTTTTTTAATTTCATAGAAGAGAGTAGAAAAAAGGACGTAATTACGGGAATTAACTTGTAATTTCCCAAAAAGCAACTGTATTACCGTTCATGTCTCTTGAACGGCCTTTATCATCTGGATCGAATTCGTCAATATGTTCAATTTTATTGATGATGTTATGCAAAACATTTGAGATTTCACGACCTTCTCCAAGGTCTTCAAAGCTTGCATTGTCAATGTCGATTTCTAACTTAAATTTCATGATTAACACTCCCACTTAAGATTAAAAGTATCAAGAATAATATCTCTTACATGCTCACGATCTAAAGAATCGCCCTCTCCCCAGTTCATTTCTGGTCTAGAATCATCTAAACAATATTGTCTATATATATAAGTTCCTACAATAATCATTCCTTTAGTTAATCCTTGAATTGGATAAACTGGATCGTCAGTACCGTAAAAAGACCATACATAATCAACGAATTGTATGTCTTCTTTACTGTTTAAATTAATTTTAGGTAATGTCATTGTCTTTCTCTCTCCCAGTAATTACCAGTATTAGGGTTAAATTCGTTTGGGAAGTTATGTCTTAATTCGTCATAGCAAAAATAAGGCCAATTATTATATAAACTATTTTCGATTGAATTAAATGATCTATTTAATTTCCAATATTCTTTTCTTTTTTCTTCACTAACACCTATTCCAGAATTTAATTCTTTACTAATTAGTCTCTTATATATTGCTTTAGCTTTATTAATTACTGGCCTTATTTCAGGCTCAATATATTCTTTGGCACATTCTAAAGCCATAGTTTTTATAGGCTCTAATGTTTTAGGCTTAATGTTGGGTTTCATGAAATAAAAAGAGAATAGGGTGAACTGATTTTTAAAGTGTTATCGAGAAAACATTTTGCTAGGTCTTCCCAGTATGTTTCTGGATCGTGTCCTAGCTGTTCGATGTCATAGTTCATATAAGGAACTGATAAACCAAGACCTTGAAAGTAAGACGTACAAGCTTCAAGAATCCCATATCTTTTGATCTCCCAGTCCTTAGATGCTATGAAATTATTCAACGCATAAGAAAAAGTTTCTTTTTCTGACCAATGCGTGTTGTAATCATCTTCAAGACGTATGGCGTCTAAAATGATTGTCTTAAGTTCTATCAAGATTGACCTCTTAATTGTTCTCTCTATATTACCATGGTAGAACAATAAAACAATCTTTTTATGTCACAAATCAAAACTTTTATTAATGACTGTCAGGTTCAAAAGCTTGAACCCTACAAGACACTCCAAGACATACCTCAGAATGTCTGGGATTTAATCCTTAACGATCATCTTAAAAATAACCATAAGGAAATTTTTCAAACTCTTATATTGACTCGATTGACCATATATAAGGATAAGAAGAAGGTTTAAACCTTCTTCTTTTTTAATAATCCTTCTATATAAGACTGTTTTACGATCTTCCACTCCTTAGGATCATAAGACCACTCTTTATTATAAGTTTGCGTTATATGTTTCTCTGTTGTGGGTGACGTTGACCCCTTTAAATAGTTTTTGGATCGTACAATATCGCCATTCGATAATTTCGCTGCTACTGGCGTAATGTAGCTATAAAGGATCTCTAAATCGTCAACCTTTAAAATTTGACGATTTGATCCTAGTGGTTTTAGTTCTAGCATGATAAATTTTTTAAAATAAAGAATAAGAAAGTTAAGCCCTATATTTTAGGGCTTATTTATTAGTTCTTGCCTTAATGCTATTTCAGTTGTTTTAAGTTCTAAAATAGTCTTAATTAGACAATTGTAGGCTTTATCATTAATTGAGGTATTAGATAATAAAGCTCTAAAAGTTGAAGCATTGTCTAGGTTGCCAAGTTTTAACCCAACTGTTTTAAGCTGGGTTAATTCTTGATCGTTTAGCATTACTTTGATTTGATGTTTTCTACCCATATACAACTTCCTTAAAAGTTGCTATCTGGAGAATTACATCACAAGCTTCTCCATCTAAATGGCAAGCATCATATTTATTATTAATAAAATCCTTTACCATTAAAGCTGAACTTGTTTCTACTGGATAAGTAAAAAGTGTTGCAACTGCCTTCTCAATATCAAGGCCCGTGATGTTGTGGGTTTCTTCTGGTTCGTCTTGATCTTCGTTGCATTCTTCAACACTGATTAATGTCTTCTCAACTGGTAAGTCTTTATTAATTTGATACCTGAGATCAGAGCACCAATAATAAGAGTCAGCAGTTAGAAGAATACTCTCTAAGTTTTCGTGGCTTAGAGTAATTTCTTTTTGGATCGTGGCGGTCATGATAATTTTTAAAATAAGAATGAAAGAACCCTAGAACCCGTAAGCTCTAGGGCGTTTTTTTTTTAACCGTTTGCTTTTGCTTCTTCTTCTTCTTTCTCTTTGATCTTATTAGCTACATTGGTTAATGTAGTTTGAAGCTCAGAGAGAAAAGCTTTTCTACTCTCAGAGTAACTGTAAGAAAGATTGCTAACAGTTGAAAGGAAAGCTTTTTGAAGATCAGAAGAGGCAAGTTCAATTTTGAACTCGTCCCCAGTCTTTGAACAAATAGCAGTAATACTATCAGGTCGCCAACTGCAAAGCTCGATATTAAGACTGTCCCCAGATGCAAGCTTGATTGTTGTCTCATGCCTTGTTGTCTGTGTTGCCATGATAAATAGAAAGAAATTTAAGTGAACTTTTTTTAACCTATGTCAGCATAGTTTTTATCCATGTAGCTATAGCAACCCCTTGGAGTGATAGCACAGTACTAGGCGTACTATGTCCTCACGTCTCAGAGAGTGCTCGGCCCGTTTAATAGGCTTTTGCTATCGCTGGCTTATGCTGTTGTCTAGGTTCTAGGAGGTTAGTTTATAAGGGAGAACTAGCAGTCCTCTCCCATCCCTTATGTAATAATTATACCATGGCCTCCTAGAACTTACAAGCAAGAAAGATACAAGCTGATGTATCAAATGAGGGGGGAGGGTTGTAACATTTGGCACATTATACCCACTTCCCCTGAACCTAAATATATATCCGAAACTAAGTTCTACGTGGTTATGATAAGTCTTCTTTAGTTTCTACTTTTATAGAAAGTTCAGGTGCTTGAATACTTACATGTTCTACGCTTTCGCCAATAACCCGTCCAATTGAATCCAATACTTGAGCAGCAGTTTGTAACTGTCCTTTTCTGATAGCTTTCTCATAAAGCCTGAGTCGAGCAGCCTGTAAACGAGATAACATATTCTCTCTATCTTTTTGCCAGTCTTCTTCATTCCACTGATTAACCTTTCTCCAATCCACCCAAGCTGTTGGAATAGAAATCCCTTCTTTTGAAGCGTGATCCAACACTAACTGTCTAGCGGGGAGCCCTTCAAGTTGTCTTTTATAGAGTCGCTGCTGTCTTAATTCCAGAGCAGCTTTAGAACTGCGCCCAGTACCAACTAATTTCCTTGGTTCCTTTCTTTCTGGGACGTTATCGTTATCAAAATTGTTAATACATGAATCGGTCACGGACGCAACTCAAAAAGGTCATTAATAAAATAATAACCTTTTAAACGACTTTTGTAGTAAAAATAGGGGGGTATAAGTACAAAAAAGGGTTAAATTAACAGTTATGAGTGTAAAAACAGCACCAGAAATAAATTTAAGATGGGCACAGGGTCAAGTATTTAACAATGAAAAACGCTTTAGAGTTTTAGTAGCAGGTCGAAGATTCGGCAAGAGTTATTTGAGCTGTATTGAACTTCTTCGTGGAGCGATCAATCGTCCAGGCGAGACATTTTTTTATTGTGCGCCAACATATCGAATGGCGAAGGATATTGCATGGAAGGCATTAAAGAAATTAGTTCCGAAGGTATGGATACAAAGTAAAAATGAGACTGATTTAAGACTGGATTTAGTTAATGGGTCGAGTATTGAGTTAAAAGGAACTGAAAATGCGATGGCATTGAGGGGGAGAAGTTTAGCGGGGGTAGTGTTAGATGAAGCTGCTTTTATGGATTCGGAGGTATGGTTTGAGGTTATTAGACCTGCATTAGCTGACAAACAAGGTTGGGCATTATTTATTAGTACTCCTGATGGGACAGCTAGTTGGTTTTATGATCTGTGGTGTTATGTAGCGAGCGATCCAACTGAAGAATGGAAACGGTGGTGTTACACCACTATTGAGGGGGGTAACGTACCAAAGCATGAAATTGAAGCAGCTAGGGCGCAATTAGATGAGAGAACATTTAGGCAAGAATTTGAAGCAAGTTTTGAGAATTTAACTGGGTTAGTTGCTGTTAGTTTTGGAGATGCAAACATTTCAACTGATGCGAAAGATATTAGTGTTGCGCCAATACTTTTAGGAGTTGACTTTAACGTAGATCCGATGTCAGGGGTCTGCGCTGTTAAAGATGGGGAAAACTTGTATGTGTTTGACGAAATCATGCTCACAGGTGGGGCAACCACATGGGACTTTGCGGAAGAAGTCACTCGCAGATATGGGGTGGATCGAAGAGTAATAGCATGTCCTGACCCTACAGGTGGAGCCAGGAAAACGAGTGGAGTTGGTGCGACTGATCATAGTATTTTAAGGAGGAGTGGATTTAATGTTTCAAGTCCGAAAGCACCGTGGAAGATAAGGGATAAGATCACTGCTGTTAATACGGCTTTATTAGATGCGAGTGGTAGTAGGAGGACGTATATTCACCCAAGATGTAAACAGTTAATTAAGTCTTTAAGGACGTTGACTTATGCACCGAATACAGGTCTACCTAATAAAAACCTTGGTGTTGATCACGCTTTTGATGCTTTCGGGTATTTATGTTTACAACAGTTCAATTTGGCAAAACCTGAAACTTTAGGTCAGACTGGGTATAGAATTTACTAAAACAGGCAATACAAGTTAGAATAAAGAGAATTGTTTAATTAACGTTGGATTATGGCTTTCTTTCGTGGCGAAGAAGGTTCTGTTTTATTTAACAAAACAGGAACAGCAGCATCAGACGACACTGTTGTAGGTACTACCGGCTGGTCTTTAAGTATCACTAAAGAAACTTTAGAGACAACAGATCATGGAGATACCTTTCGTAATTATACAGGAGGGTTAATATCTGGCACTGGTTCTGTAGAACTTATGTATACGCAAGGTGGTGCAAGTACACATGAAGCTGAACTAATTAATGATATTTTAGATGCTCCTTCAACTGAAGCTGAATCAGCAAATGCTCAGTTTAAGTTGTATTTAGATACAGCGGGTACAAAAGGATTTACTTTTGATGCGATTATTACAGGTGCTGAATTCGGTGCAACTGTTGGTGATCTACAAACAGTTAGCTGCTCATTCCAGACATGTGGAACTATTGCAGGAGCATTAGAATAACTAATTAAGTAGTTAGTTCATGTAAGGGATTTTATAGATGACTTATGCGGTTCCTGGCCCAATTCGTACCAACATTACAAGTTCTACCAGTGTAGGTGGTTCTGATAGTCCTTTTACTCGCACTCGTGCAGTGATGGACATGGTAAAGGGGTGGGAAATTATGAAGGCCGTGACAAATGGAACTGAATATTTAAGAGATAATTCAGAAGCTTTTCTTCCCCTTGAGCCACGAGAGGATTACACAGCTTATTTATCTAGGGTAAATCGAGCAGTATTTTCACCATATACGCAGCGATTAATTAGAGCAGCGACAGGTTTAATAATGAGAAAGCCTATTACTTTAATAGGAGATCCATATTGGACTGATGTATTTGCTAAGGATGTTGATGGTTGTGGATCGGATTTAGATGAGTATGCGAGAAGGGTACTTATTTGTTCTTTGACTTATGGTCAGAGTCATATTTTGGTTGATTATCCTGCACCAACAGGGGCATTAAGTCTGGCAGAAGAAAGAGCGCAAAATAGAAGGCCATATTGGATAGAAATCGATCCAACTAACATTTATGGTTGGAGATTAGATCGAGAAGTCAATTATGGCAGTTTGATACAGGTAAGAATTGCTGAAAAAGCTGTTGTAC